ATCAGCAAAAGATGGATCAATCAAGTAAGTAAGTTGGGTAGTTTGTCCAACCATCTTGTTGTATCCGCGCTCTTGCTCAGCGGTAAGGGTAAGTTGGTTCCAGATGTGCATCCAGTCACCATACTGTCTGTCGATGCGTTGTCCTCCGATCTCAACTTCAACCATTGAGATAAGTTGCTCACCGGGGTAGTCTAACCAACGAGCGTAAGTTTTTTCGCATGTGCCTGCTGCTGTTCCACAGCAGCCTTCTTGGCCAATCTCTGGGAGAGTGACCTGAAGGTAGGTGCGGTATGCAAGATCACCATTTCTGGAGATAGTGCACTGGACTCTGCGGCCGAAATCGGCTTGTCCGTTAAAGGTTTGTTCAATTGATTCCATAGCAAAGTTGGTGTGTCTGCGGTATGTAACTTTCCAGAAAGTAATCTGTGGATTACCTGTAAGATAAACGTCTTGTGCGCCATAGGCAACGAGCTGCATTAATCCTCCTCCCATTTGTTATACTATTGCTAAAGAAAAAAAAATTTTCGTTTTAATTTTAATTTAATTTAAAGTTATGGTAAGGCACAAAAAAAATAATGTTTTATTTAACATTATTTTTCCTTTAATTTTGGTTAATTACATTTGATTTATAATTTTGTTTATATCGAAATTATTTTCCATGAATTGTTTTAAATAATTATCTAAAAAAACTTCTTTCTGACCTTCATGATTTTTTGTGAAAATATACATATTCTTTTTTTTCTTTATCCGCCACCCTTCTTCTAAAGCATTATAAAGAAATGCCATCTTGTGTAATTTAATAGCATCAATTTGCATAGTATTAGTGATATCTTTGTCAATATCCATTAAATATTGGAGAGAAAGATAATATTAAATTTAACTTTATTTTGAACATTAACAAAATATATAATTAAATAAAAGGGATTAATATACTATAATGCCGTCCTTTAAACCAAAAGCCAATAAGAAAATATTGGTATCAAAAAAATCTAATGTCACTGTTGATAGTAAACATCAGGAAAAGATGATAGAGTTTAAAAAAAATGAGAAGACAATAATACCTAAATTAAAGGAGGAACGAAAAAAATATAAGACTAAATTAAAAACCAAAAATTTATCAATTGATGAAACATTAGAATTAAAAGATAAAATTAGACAACATACAAAACAAATTAACCACTATGAAAAGGAGCGTAAAAATTATTTATTGGATAATTCCAAATATGTATTTGATTATTATGAGAAAAAAAAGGATTTGGCAGACGGTGATGACAGCAAGACGAAGGTATTGTTTTCATTCTTCAGTAAAACAAATGATACGAAATCTAAAAAACAAGAAGTAAACAATACCCAAAAATACCTCAATAATATTGATGAGTCATATTTGGATATCAATGATTATATTCATGCACACGAAGTTTGTGCTAAATGTAGCGGAGAGTTGATCCCAGTGGAATCAGAAGGAGTAATGATTTGCAAAGTTTGCTCTTATCAAATTAATTTCATAATAGAGCACGAAAAACCGTCTTATAAAGAACCACCTAAAGAAGTATGTTTTTATGCTTATAAGCGCATAAATCATTTTCGTGAAATATTGGCTCAATTTCAATCTAAAGAGACTACACAAATTCCGGACGAGGTACTCAAAAATATTACATTACAAATAAAGAAGGAGAGGATAACATTGGCGCAAATGAGTAATAAAAAAGCGAAAGATATTTTAAAAAAATTAGGATACAATAAATATTACGAACATATTCCTTTTATTAAAGATAAATTAGGTATAAAACCCCCTATTATGAAACCTCGATTGGAAGAAACACTATGTTGTCTTTTTATGGATATACAAAAACCTTATGCTAAACATTGTCCAGATGACCGGGTGAATTTTTTAAATTACTATTATGTCCTATATAAAATGTGTGAGCTGTTGGGCGAGAATCACTTCTTGTCTTTTTTTCCAATGTTAAAGGATCCTGTAAAGCGCATCGAACAAGATGATATTTGGAAAAAAATTTGTAAAGAATTGCAATGGGAATTTATCCCAACAATATAATTCTTATTACAATAAAAATTATATGATTATATGAATATTAACTAGTTACTTAACGAGGAAACCCAACAAGATTTGCGCCCATACCGAATCCAGCTCCCGATCGTGCCGAAACAGCCATACTTGGCACATATGTATCTAAAATGCTAAATGTTGCAGCAGCGGTCAAAGCGATAAGCATAACTTCATCTAAATTCATGGAGCGTTTTGGAATTGCGTAGGCTGCGATCGCAACCATAATACCTTCAACAACGTATTTAACGATGCGTCTGACGAGTTCGCCAATGTCTAAAATCTGTCCTAATTGTCCGAGCATTTTATATAATTCATCAAGAAAAAAAAATATATATATGTAAATAAAAAACTTAAAATAAGATGGCTAGAAATAAAATATAATGACAGATAAAAATAGCTATGAGAGCCAATTTTTGTCCAAAGGAGTTAATAATCCTAAATATGTTGATTTATTGGAGGAAGATAAGCCAATTGCAGGACAAAAATTTTGTTGTGTGAGTTTTGTGTCACCAGAAAAAATTCTTAAAAAGAAAGAACTGTTTTACTTTCAAGAATTCCTAAAACATTGGGATTTTACTAAATCAACCGAAAAATTTACACAATTTCTAAACTTTCTTGCTTTTAAATATAATCTGAATTTCGATAAGGTTATGGTTGATTTTCAAGAATATACTAAATCAGAATCAGATAAACTTATCAAAACTACCCTTGATGATGATTACAAAAATTTCATTGATGCTAAAGAAGAAACTCTAGAACAAGATTTTAATGCTACATTTAATTTTCAAACTAGTACTCGGGGAATTAAAATACGAGGAGCATACCCTACACAACAGGAAGCTGAATTAAGATGTAGAATGCTTAGAGAGGTAGACCCAAACCATGATGTTTATGTGGGTCCTGTGGGTTTGTGGATGCCTTGGAATCCAGAAGCATATAAGACAGGTCGTGTGGAATATTTGGAAGACGAGTTAAATCAATTGATGAGTGAAAAAAATTTGAACGAGAAACAGGCCAAGGTTGCATTTGAAAAACGCGTTAAAGAAGCAAAACGCGCGGCTATTGCAGAAAATGTTAAAATTGCACAGGATAGTGGTAATAAATTAACGCAAAATATCGATAGTGATGGTAATTTAGTTGGAGTTGCTAATATGAATACTACTGAATCAGGATTAAATGAAGAAGTATCTTCTGCAGATATTAGAAAAGAACTTTTTGAAGGAGCTAACGTTAGAACGCGCGAGTCTGACAAAGCACAAGAAGCCGCACAAGAAGCCGCACAAGAAAATAAAATGGATATGGAAATCACTGAAAAGAAAGAAGATTAAATGATTTTATAAAATTGATTTATAAAATTATATATTTATTGTAATTAAAGATGAATCCCAATAAACCAAAACTTAATTTCACTGATAAATTACCACCGATGACAATAGTACAACCAATTGACAATAAAATTACTGAAAATACTCTACAGAGTTCTAATATTACGCAAGATGTAAAGAAGAAAAAGAAAAAAACTCCTAAGAGATGTCAACTAAAGGGATGCAAGAAAAAGTTACCAATTACAGCGTTTGATTGTAGATGTGAAAAGAGATTTTGCATTGTACATACATATGCGGAAAATCATAATTGTACATTTGATTATAAAGCTTTTCACAGACAAAATTTGGTATCAGGGTTAGGAGGAGGTGAAATTGATAAGGTAGGAGATAGAGTTTAATTACCAGCGACTTTTCTTGACGTTTATTCGTGGTCCTTTTCTTTGCGCTTTGGGATCAAATGTTTCCTCATCGTCGTCAGAACCAATATCTTTTGACATTTCCCAAAATTCCTTAGAACCGAGTTTAAAATCTCGATGAGCATCTGCTTTATACCAAAATATTTGGTCATCTAATTTATTAGATTTAGCATTATTGGCTATCACTAAACATTCATAATTTTCCGTACATTGATCCATCACTTGACAAAAGCTCTCAAATGTTGGAAACATGCCTGCATAATTTTCATATATGCGTTTTCTATTGTTAATATAAGGTTCACGAAGAATAAAAGTATAATCTATATTTGTTCTTAGATTTGGAGGAACTCCTAAAGGGTATTGCATTGTTATAACTAACATTATTTTCCAATGACGACCATTCATGAACAGAAGACGCATCAATTTATCTCGGGCCCAACTATTATCATATAAACAATCATCTAGAATAACAAATGCTCTACCATCTATATTACATCTTCCGTATGCCGCAACCTCTTTATTTATTTGTTTAATAACCATTTTTTGCCGTTTTAAAATATTCTCAATTATAGCAGTATTATATTCATCATGAATAAATAATTTAGGGACCATTTTAGCATAAAAACCATTTCCAGCTTCCGTTCCCGAAATAACAGTTCCTATTGGAATATCTTGATGGTGATACAACAAATCCTTTACTAAAAAAGATTTTCCTGTATCGCGCCGCCCTATTAAAACGATAACGGGTCCCTGAGTCTCACTCGATTTAAATTTGATATTTTTCATATCGAACTTTTTTAATTCCAAATTCATATTATTTTTCATTTATATTAAAATTAATATGAATTTACGCAATAAATAAGTTTAAAGCTTATATAAATTTTATCAATAAACACTAATGTTTAACTTATATTATAAAAAAAATGATAATGTCACTCTTTTTACTTCTCTGAACGATATAGGAATTTATAATGTGCAAAATTATATTCCACTTTACAAACAATTTTTTTCTCTTAAAGAATCTAATTACAAGAATCTTAACTTAAATCACAAATATCATATTGCAAATGTGTCAAAGACAGATAAACGCAATAAATTTAATTGTATCGTGAATGCCAATGGAAAAAACGAGAATAAATTATGTTTTTTTAAATTCTCTCCATTATTGGACCCTGTAAAATATATGGTAGGAAAATATAAAGATTTAGGGGAAATAGAACGCATCGCATTACCTGAATTAAATGAAAGTATTTGTCATAAGAAAGTACTTGACCCAAATAATTCTGCATATGTAGATAGTTTCTTTTCTTATTTAACAAGTCAATTATATCATAATTGTTATTTCCCCCATGGTTTAGATTTCTTTGGGTCATTTCTTGGAATTCAGCAAAAATTTGTTTATAATGTCGCCGATGATATAGATTATTTACATAATTCAACATATTTTCATAAAAATCAAGAAGATAAATTCAAAATTGAGAATATTGATCTAGGAATGTTAGTGGATTTTGATACAAGAAATTATAAGAAAAAACTAAATATTGGTAAAAATGTTAGCAACAAAAGTATTGCTTCTGTTAATAATGAAGATTTTAAAGAAGTGTTTCATTTATCTGATATTTCTAGCAATAGTAATCTAACACAACCAGACCTAGTTTTTGAATTTGATTTACCTCGCAACCAATCAAGAAAAACCGATTCGACTTGTTCTTCAAGATCATCAAATACGCATTCCCAATGCTCAGATAATGAAGATACCCTTTCTGCTAATGATGACAGTAGCAACGAAGAAGAAGAATCCTCCACTATATCTAGCCTTGATTCAGATATAGAAGTCAATAGCGTGTTATTTGATTTTCCAACACAAGTAATATGCTTAGAGTGTTTAGATGGGACATTGGACTCGTTATTAAATGAAGAAAATGAGATGGACGCCGATGAATGGAGAGCCTGTTTATTCCAAATTATCATGATGTTAATTATATATCAAAAAGTTTTTCATTTCACTCATAATGATTTGCATACAAATAATATTATGTTTAAAAAAACAGAAAAGCAATTTTTATATTATCGATACAATCAAAAATATTATAAAGTTCCGACATTTGGAAAAATCTTCAAGATCATTGATTTTGGACGCGCTATCTATAAATATAAAGGTCGTTTTATCTGCAGTGATAGTTACCATTCAAAAGGTGACGCAGCTACCCAATACAACTGCGAACCATATTTTAATCCGAAAAAGCCAAGATTAGAACCTAATATGAGTTTTGATCTATGTAGATTAGCGTGCTCATTATTTGATTATTTTGTAGAAGACCCAAATGATATTGACCCAATGGATCATTTGGCAAAATTAATGGTAGAATGGACACAAGATGACAAAGGTCGTAATATATTATACAAGAAAAACGGTGACGAAAGGTACCCAGATTTCAAGTTATACAAAATGATTGCGAGAACAGTCCATAAACATACACCTCAGGCTCAATTAGCAGGACCATTTTTCAATAAATATATTGTTCCACGTAAAAAAGTTGGTAGGAAAACCAAATTTGTAGATGTAGATAAAATGCCCGATTTAAGTGAAACTGATAATACAGTCGCCACTGCTCATTGTTAGTTAACTTTAATTTATTAGAACTTAGTATAGGCAGTATCTTTATTATATAATTTTATGTCTTCTTTGTATAAAATAGTTATAAGTTTATACGCATCTTCATCATAAGATAATTTATTAGAACTACTTTTATTTAAATGTTTTAAAGATTCTTGTATTCCCAATATTTTTTTAATATATTCGAAATCATTACTAATGTTTTCGAATTTTCCAACAAAATCTAATTTTTCATCTAGATACATTGATTGGCCAGCTAATGTATTATGATATTTGAAACCCAATGTTGGTGAGCATGTCCAATTATGTAGAAATAAAAATAATTTACAAGCATCATTTTTAGTGATTACATTATTTTTGGGTGTGTTTAATTTATAATTATCATCTAGTAAAATATGTATCCATGGAGAGATTTCGTGGGTTCGTTTCATATTATCTGAGTATTGAGATAAAAACCATTTATAAGGATCTCGAATAAAACAAAACTTAAAATATGCATTCCATATTTTAATATCTATCATTTGTTT